CGCAGTCGGTCTTACAAAAGCATAAAAGTGTATATTATAAACCTTATCAGGTATTGGACTTAATCCAAACTTTCTATTGTCAGGAGACTTGATTACAAATCTAGGTTCTCCATAGTTTTGCGAGTTAGCATCATCTTCATTTTCGCTATCTCTGTAGTATCTTTTCCAATCTGTAAGGGTTAAAAACTTTAATCCTCTTGAGACATAAGGACTTGTTTCTCCGTCTACATTAATAGTTGTAGCATAGAAATCATCCCAATCTATTGATGAGTAGTCTGTAGTGATACTAGAACTATCAGACTTTAATGTGTACCATCTTTGACCTGCAACTGAAGGAACTGTTACGTTACCATAAAAAGGGTCAGTAGTTCCGCTTACGTTAGCAGCAAAAAAAGGTAGTTGTGGTTCTTCATTAGCTATATCAAATATAGATTTATTGATACTATCTTTAACAAACTTCTGAATACCTGTAGCGTTTGTAAAGTTTGCAGATGTTAAAGGAACTTCATTGAGTTCTCTTAGTACTTCGTTAGTTATGTCAAGATATGTTGTAGCCATTATTTTTTATGAACCTTTTGAATTGGAAAGTTTGCTTCTAAACTTGCACCTTTATGTTTTACAAACTTACCTGTGTGTTTCATTAATTTAAACGTACCATTTTTTTGTTTCATCCAATGGTGTCCTTTAGGTGCTTTAACTTTCATGCTTAGTTAGCTTTAGCTTTTGGACATTCTCCATGACCATACATAGGCTGAACTGAACCACCTTTCATCAATGGTTTTCTCATACTACCACCCATGCCTTTTTTCTTTCTCATCATGTCAGCATATCCACCACCCATCTTTTTCATTCTTTTATCTTTACCGTACATATTATCTCCTTTAAAAAGTGGAGGAGACCGAAGCCTCCCCCGAGTTTTGACAATTAGTCAATTACATAAAATGCACTTACTAAAGCATCATCTCTAAGTACTTTCGCACCATAGACATGTAAGCCTCTTACTATATCACCAAATGATGATGGGTCTCTCAACACTTCAGTTGAAAGAATAGTATTAGCAGTAGCAGTTGATGAAATGTGACCAGCCATACATTTACCAGTAGCATTAGTTGGAGTAGCAACGTTATTAGATTTGTACATGTCAAATCCTCTTAGTTTACCACTTGATACTAAACCATTTCTGATAGAGCCTTGTCCAGCGTTAAAGTCAACAGACATTAACTTGGAGTCAGCTTTAGCTAATTCTTCATAGAATGAAGGAGGAGCTACGAACCATCTACCTTCTTCAGGTACATTTTGTTCGTCTAATAGTTTAGCAAATCTTGCCATAAGGTCAATTGCATCTACACCAGTTCCGTCAGAACCTAATAGGTCTACAGAATTACTTCCTGCTAAAGTTGCATCAGCAGTTGCATTATCCGTACCAATAATGTGGTCAGGAGTTGAAGCTGATACACCAGCAAACATAGTTGCTAGTACAGCAGCATCATATGCATCTTTAAGAGCATAAGCAGCAGATGATGAAGCTACTTCTTTGAAGTTGACATGTGACATTTTAGTTTCAATATCATCTACGATGAATTTGAAAGCTTTAGCACTATCAACAACAAGAGTTGTTTCAGCATCAGTTAGTTTAGTTGCAGCAGTATCAGTGCCTCTTGTATAGTCAGAGACAGAGATTACTGGTTCACCAATGATTTTTACAGAGTCTCCGTAAGCAGATATTTCACCAGAATAATCGGTGTTAGTAATAGCTTCAACTACACTTGCCTTTCTGAAAAAGTTAAGAACTTTCTTAGAGTATATGGAAGGTAGGAAGAAACTATTAGTTTGTCCACTTATGGAGTTTGCAAAGTTTGCATCGGTATCAGTTGAGGGTTCAAAATATTGAGCCATGATATTATTCCTTTAAGTTTTAATAGTTATTTTACGATTCTGCCCATTTGCATTGCATCTGATATCTCTTTTTCAAATCTATCAAATTCTGCAATACTCATAGCAGCAATCTCCTTTTCAGACCAAACCTTTTGTTGATTAGGTTCTATACTTTTTGTTTTAGTAGAGACCATATCAGCAGCAGATTTTCTAGTCTGTNTAGAANNTGACTTAGTCTTAGTAGGTTCAATTCCAAAATCCTTTTTAAACAAGTCTAAAGCACGTGAAGCTANGTCAGCATCAGAAGCGTTTGAGTATATCCANTCTTGGATAGACTTAGGCTGTTCTTTTGCCCAACCATGAAAGTCATCGCTGTTTCTGATATCTTCAAAATCAGGGTGTCTTTCCATTAATCTTTTCTCTGCACTCTGTCGTACTAAGTTGTTTTCACGTTCTTGGAGTTTACTAAGGCGTTCTTCTAGAACTTTTGCTTTAGTCTCAGATTGTAAATGAGCAACGGTTTCTACGACTTCGTAAACATCAGGATAGTTATTTTTAAACTCTTCAAGTTCTTCTGGAGATTTAGGAGCTTTGTATTCGGTTCTATTACTAGTAGCCTCTTCAATTAACTCTTGTTCTCTAGATTTAAACTCGTTAAGCTTACTATCGTAATGCTTTTTTAAATCATCATATCTTTTTTTATAATCTGGTTTCTTATAAGGAGTATCCCTTGAAGTTTCCAGTTCTTCAGTATTAACATTAGCTGTAGAATTAACTTCAGTTATGTCATCACTATCAAAGAGTTTATTCTTTTCAGAAGGCTCTTCAAAATATAATTGATTAGCAGGGGTAAAAGGTTTATCTTCTACGTGGTAATCTTTCTTTGCGTTATAAGGATTCGCTTGTTCTTCCTGTTGGACTGTATTAGTCATTTTCTATTCTCCTACTCAGGGCTTGTTTCACAAGGTAGCTCTATGTCGACTAGAGGGCTTGTTTGTAAAGGTAGCCTTTCGGTTATTAATGTGATAAAGTGCCTACGCTAATAGGGTGGCTTTATCGTTAGTTTGTTTAGCTTCTTACGTATGGCTGATATTTAATCATGTTTTCGTTTATAGCTTCTTGTGTTGGGTCTGGAGACATGTCCATTCCTAACAACGCATCAGCTTGTACGTTTACATTATTATCTTCAGGCATTCCGCCTTCAGCTAAACCTTGTCTTTCATCTGCAGCAGCTTCAGCATCTTTCATCATAGACATTAAAGTGTCTTCTCCGATTTCTTCTACAGCTTTTGCAGTAAAGACAAATTCTCCATCAGATAACCTTGCGGGTATACTGTCAGAGACTCCTGAACCCGGACCTTCAACAGGACCAGACCCAGCAAATTCTTGAGCAACATCTATTATCTTATCAAATAACATAGATAGTTCCTCGTCTTGTTCTAGTTTGGAAGTTAGCATATCTTCTTCTTCTTCGCTTAATGCTTCTTCCATTATAAATCTTGTATAGTTATCTTCCATGTCATCATCTGATTCCATTTCAGATTCCATTGGTGGTGTCATAACCATTAACATTTGGTCATCCATTGACCCACCTTCAGCTTTTTGTACTTTTGGTTCTTCTTTTTTAGCAATCATATTAAAAACACTAAATACATTTCCGGGTTCTGCACTGGTTTCTTTTTCTACTCTATTAATAATTTTTCTTACTTTAGGAGAAGACATGGTATTATTTTGTATAACATTTACTTCTTCTTTAGATACTCCCATACCCATTAAATTATTTATAGCTTCTTGCATCGGGTCTACAACTTTTTCACCGTCTGCATAACTCATTCTTGTTTCATCATTTTGTAATAGTCCGCCCATATTTTTCGAGTTTCTTTCATTATAATTTTTTAACATTTCTTTTTCTTTTTCTGATAATTTTTCATTGGGTCTAGCAACATCTGATTGGTCTAACATAGGATTTAAAGCTGCTGAAATTGTACTTATAACATCATAAGCTACATTACTAGCTTTTGTTACCTTTGAATTAATTCTTTTATCTTTTTCAATTATCTTTTTCATTTTTCTTTCTACATCTTTGAGATAATTTTTTGGAGTTATAAGGTCTGTATTTAAATTTTTAACATCGTCAGCATTTCTATTTTTAGGAACTATATAACTTTTTCCCTCTACTTCTATGACTTTATTTTTATCTTTTAATGATTCTGGTAGTGCGTTAAACGCTTGTTCTGGAGTTAATGGACCTACTGTTTCACCGTCTACATAACCCATTCTTTTTTTATCATCTTGTAGTAACATTATACTTCTTCCTTCCTATTAATTGCTTCTTTAACCTGCTTGTCCAGTTGCTCCAACCGTACCAGAGAACTCACTCTCCCCTGCAACCGGTACATTTCCTGTTCCGATGTTGCCACCGCCAGTGCCTGTAGCTCCAAGTTCTTGAGGTTGTTGAGGTACTCCTTGAGGTCCTCCCATTGGGGGCTGTTCACCACCGGGTTGAGCTTCCTCGCCATTTGTTTGTCCAGCATTCTGCATTCCTATTATTTGTGCCATGATTGCAGCTTCTTCAGGGTCATTGAGTATTTCATCAGGGTCTAAGTCTAAGCTGTAGGCAAGTTCACTTACGAGTTTAGAAATCTTAACAAATGGAGCAATAGCAGGACTTTGTGCAGTTTGTAAGAACATAGTAAGTCTTTGACTTCTAACTTCTTTTTGCATCAAGCTATTTGTTCCAGTAGCTTTAACTTCTAAATCACCTTTAACATCCAACTCATCTTCTAAGAATTGCATGTTCCACTGGAAGTAAGACTCCCCTAGTGGCTTTAATAAAAAGTCATCAAGATTTTTGATAACTGTTTTAATATTTAAACTTGATGCTCCAAGTAACATAGACATACCAGAAGCAGTCCTTGTCATACTTTGAACACCTGTTTGACCGTGTGAATAACTAGGTATACCTGTTTGTTCATCTGCAAGTTGTCTAAACTTATCAAACATCATTAAGTTTTCTTGTGATGTATTAGGAAATTTCAACCCGTGTATAGCTTGTCCCGGCATTCCAGCTTGTCTTCTAAAGACCTTACCCGGATATATTTCCATTGATTGTCCACCAACTAAAGCAGACTCGTCTACATCAAATACAAGAGAACCAGACATTGCTAAGTTATCTATAGCCATTCTTGCATGACCATTCATAATCTGTTGACTATCATCCATATTCTCTGCTACGCCAATACCAAAAAAGTTATATGGATTTCTTTCGTATGGGAAAGCGTTATATGGTATTCTGTATGGAGTAAATGGATTAAGTACAGCCCTTAACAAGTAAGTACCACATGTCCATATGTTTACTTGTACTTCATCTAAGTCATCAACACTGTCGGGTAAGTCGATTCCTACTTCTCTTGCGTACTCTGCATCCATCATTCCCCAGTATTCTAAGACTTCAAAACTGCTACTTATATCTTCATCACTTCTAGCATCGTCTTTTAACTGGCTTTCAAAATCTTTTTCTACGTAGTTAGCACCCATCTGTATTGCACTACGTATTGCATCATCATCAAAGTAAGGCATGTTTCTTAACTGCCTTAATTGACTTCTGTTCATTTTATGTCTGTGAATAATAAATTCACATTCTTCCATGTTAGTGGCGTTAGGGTCAGGATAGAAATCCCAACAACTAACAAACTCAATTCTAGGTACTCTAACTTCTAATGGGTTGTAACTTCTGTTACCTTCTTCATCTGTGTCCCACTTGTGAAGTTTTTTATTGTAGTTAAATGGTCCTTTTACAATCCCTGTACCAAGTAGAGCAGATTCTAAAAGAGCATTTCTTAATTCTGAGTTACCGTTTGATTCTTCAATCTGGTCATGGATAAGTTTCTCCATTCTTCTTGCAGCTCTTTGTGCAGGAGATACTTCTATTGCTTGTGGATTAGGACTTACACCATCTTTAAGAATACCAGCTTCTTCAGCTTGGTCTTCAATAGTGTCTTCAAAAATACCGTTGTAATAAGTAGCTCCGGGTTTTAAAGTTCTACCATCACCTTCGTAACCAACATCATATGGATTATCAATTCTGTTTCCAATGTCATCTGGTATTTCAGCTTCTGATGTTTCTAAACCGGGTGTAGGACTAGCTGTATCAAGATGTGCAAAGTTTGTTTCACCTTCTGCCATTTTAGTTTCAGATATTCCTATCGGGAATTTACCTGTTCCAAAAATAACATCAACAAGTTGTCCAAATGCTGCAAGTACTTTAGTCTTAGTAACTTTTACAAAGACTCTAGACTTTTCTGATTCTCTAAACTTAACACTTTTAGCATAAAGACCTCTATAGTTTTCATATGCTTTTAACCAACGAGTCTCATCAGTTTGTCTAGCTTCTTCAGCTTGAGCATAACGTCCTTTAATAATACCAATAAGATTTCTTTGTTGGTCTTCTTCTAAAGTTAATTGAACTCCAGACTCTCCTTCAACTTCTTCGTAGATACTATCAGCGTTTAAAAATGTATTTCTGTCTTCTGCCATGTACTTTTAATATCCAAATGTTGAGTCTACTGGTCTATACATTTCACGTTTTAAACCTCTCATACGTTCTAACGGGCTTTCCATTCTAGGTCTACTCATTATCATATAACGTAATGCATCATATGCGTGGTCTGAAGCTTTTGTATCTACGTCTTCAGGGTTAATCTTAGACAATGGTATAGACTGTAATTCTCTTATTAAGTTAGGACATGTATTAAATATCTGTAACTTAGGTCTACCGTTCTCTCTAACCTTTAAATACTCGTGTATTTGTATCTTACCTTGTATTCTATTCTTATCAGCTCGTCTTAACTTATGACCAGCCTTAACTAAACTTTCTCCTACAGTTGGACCAGTCGTTCCTGTTCTTGCCCATGCTGCAGTATCTAAGACACCGTTCACTGAGAAAGGGTCTTCTGTCTCCATATCTGTTATTATAGCACCTAATTCTTCACCTGTCAAGCCTTTTTTGTATAATTCTCTATAAATTATTAAAGTATTATCGTTTATATCCATTATTCCCCATAAACAACAGCTTTCTGCAGCGTATCCATAGTCAACTGCTTTGACTCTTTCCCAGTGTACAGGCAGTTCAAATGGTGTAATAATATGTTTATCAGGACTAAATTCTACAAATGCAGCTCCTTCAGCTACATCCCAGTTACCTTCTAAGAGTTGTCTACGTTGTATAGGTGGTAAAGACTTAAGCATCTGTTCATAAATACCATCTTCTGCAAGGTATGGGTTATCAGCTAACTTAGCAGGAATAAACTTACGTGTTAGTCCATCCTTACCTAAGAATGATTTGTTGGATTCGTTTGGTTCTATATATCTTTTCTTTACCCAATTAGAACCAACTCCACCGGGGTTAGCAGTACAGCGTAAATATGTTTGTATTTCTTTGTCTGTTGTTCTAAGACGTGAAGCAAGATAGTTCCAACTAAACTCTGTAGGTAGATGGGTTATTTCATCAAAGCCTATCCAGCTATATGCTTGTCCTTGATAACGATATACGTCTGCGTCTCTCTCAAGGAATCCAAACTCAACCTTTGCACCGCTTGGAAAGTTCCAAAGCTTTTCTACTTCTCTGAACTTAGCACCGGGAAATGCTTGTGGATATAGTTCACGAGACTTATCAATCATCTCTCTTAGTTCTGGCATAGACCTTCTAAGTATCAATGCTCTGTGTGCAGACCTGTGTGCGTATCTTAGTGGGTCAACAATCATGGCATATGATTTACCACCACCAGCAGCTCCACCATATAACACATCTTTCTCACCAGCAGCAAGGAAGTCTGTTTGTGGACCTTCGTTAGCGTGGAAGAATACATGATGATTATCAAGTACTTCTTTTACAGCTTTGGGTAAAGTATCTAAATCACTTTCTGTAACAATACCTTCTTTAGTATTGTCCAGCTTTTCAAGTGTTGTCTTTTGTTTCTTGAATGATTTCTTAGCGTTGTTTAGCTTCTCTTCAAGTTTTCTAATGTTCTTTTGTTTACGAGTAATAGTCCTACGTGCTGCATCTTGTGCATCTTTAGGAGGTCTACCACCTTTTTTACGAGGCGTACCATCTTTGTTCTTTACAAAATTACCTTCGTTATCTTGCAAGTAAAGATGTGGGTTCAGTTCCCAATCTTTCGCTTCGTAATCCATACTTTTTATCTATGTGTTTTTTTAATCCGGGAGCAGACATACGTCTGTCNGTTTTATATTCTAACCAATCACATGCAGCCTGTAACGATATCTCTTCGTTGACTACCATGTTCTCTGCAATCTGCAAAGCTTCTAACTCTTCTTCAATAGGTTTTAAAAAAGAACTAGACTCATCATCCATCTCATATCCAAAAGGTATAGTTGATGTAGCTCTTTTTATATATCCTTCTTTCATACTTTTCTATATTGTCTTGTCTTTCTTTTAATCTTGTCAGGTTGAGCTACGTGTTGCTTTCCAGCTTTTGTTCCTTTTCTTTTAGCTCTCGTTGTAGACGCATACTCTGAATCCGAAAGTGATGCAATCGCTTTTTTCGGGAGATATCTTTCACCCGTTTCCGATGACTTTTTGCCACTCTTAGTACCCCAGTCTTGTTTGGTCCAAGCTCTAAGACTTTTTTGTGACTTTTTTAGACTTGACATTTTTCTTTGGTGTTAAACACTTNTTAAATAGTTTTGCGTAGACTTTATTTAGTCTGTCCATNATCTTTATCATAAATTCTCTCATATTACTTATAACCTCCCCCTTTAGCTTTATATTCTTTTGCAAGGAGCTGGGCTTTTCGAGCAGACCACTGACCGGCTTTACCACCTTTAGTACCGGCTTTAATCCTCTCGAAGAGCCTCTTACGCATAGTCGGCTTCGTATAGTTACCGGCTTTATTCACGGTTGATTTAGCTTTCTTTTTTGTTGGCATCTTTACCTCCTTTATTAAAAATTAAATCCCAGTTGTCTCTATACTGTTTAGAATGTATATTAACTCTAGGTGCAGAACCTTTACCACCGTCTGAAGGTTTGTAAAGTCTACCCTTATTCTTTTTACTAGACATAAGGACAGGTTTCTCGTTGCTACCTAGTTGTGGCATATAACTACCCTAGTCGTTCCGACTACCATTTAACCTTATCAGCCCAGTAGGCTGCAGATAGTTTACCTTTGGCAATGTTCTTACCGTGTCTCGCTTTAAAAGACTTTCTCTTTGCTTTCATTCTNGCTGATTCACCNGCTTTAGGTTTCCCTGCAGTCTTAGCACCTTGTTCACCAAACCTAATCATTTTAATAGTATCTCCTTCCTTTGCAAGAACTACGTGTGATTTAGTTGGGTGTTTTGGAGTACGTTTAGGTTTGTTATAACCTGCAAACCTTTCTCCTCTATATTCAATGCTCATTAGTGTATCACCTTATTTTTAATGAACTAGTTTCTTTTCTAGTTCTACTTCGTGTTCTAGTTCTTGAATCTCTCCTAGAACTAACAACCCATATTGTATTGCTATTCTATTAGCTTGGGCAACTGTATCTGCTTTGATATATGGACCTATTGCAGCTCCATCTTCATTAACGTGTTCAGTTATCCAAAGTTTCATAATTAGCTTCTTCTATATTTTCTGCTTCTATATCAATCGTATGTTTCTCTGGTAGTATAAAGATACCACCACTAACATTATGATTAATATCTACTTTATCCGTCTTAACAACACCAGCCCTATCTAGTATCGTCTGTGCAGCTTGTAGCTTGTTGTTAGCTTGAGGAACAGGCTTATCAGATTTCATAACCTCTATAAGCTTGAATGCTGCTGTTGGGGCTTCCCTTGCAAGTACGTCACTGGCTAAATCCACTACTTCGTTTTTAAGTGCTTTTAATATTTGATAGTGATTGCCTGAATACCCTGCAAGTTCGGCTGACTTTTTGAAGTCCCCACCAGTATCTACTAAGTGATTCAAGAATGCTTCTTGTTTCTCAGTTAGGTTTCTCTTCTTTTCTGGTAGGTAACTCATGCTTATATTATAGTCATACTTTTAAAGTTTGTCAAGTTTTTTTACAAAACTTTCAAGTCTTTTCACATATTTTAAAGTATTTGCACAAAGTACTTGACAAAATTGAAAAGTATGTGTATAATAAAGTTGAAAACGTCCCCAGGTTTAAATACATACATAGCCCCACCCAAACCTAACAAATATTTATCAATCATTCTTAATTATTCTTTATAATTCTCATAGTTTATTATAAGTTTATTCGTGTTGTAAAGTATATAAAAGGTTATGGCGTTTGTGAAGTTTTAAAGCTTTATAAAGCCCA